TTGCTGTTGGAGAAAGAAATGGAATATTTGGTGTAACTGCGGCATATTCATATGATGGTATTTGTTGGAAACCAGCTTATCAACCTCCATTTAGAGTTGTAGGGTATTCTTTGGATTGGAATGGAACAATATGGGTTGCTGGTGGGGATATCAATACAAGTCCATCATTATCATATTCACTTGATGGAGATACTTGGAATCCAGTAACGACAAGTATTCAATTTAATTGTTTAACAGTGGTTTGGAATGGAACAATATGGGTTGCTGGTGGTAATGATGGTGGTAGTAAGGGAGTTTTATTATATTCATATAATGGTTTAGATTGGTATTCAGCAAATATGATAACTCCAACTATTTTTTTTAAAAATTATCGGGCCGCAGCATGGAATGGTTCTATGTGGCTAGTTGGCGGCGATCCTTCGCCTTATATTCAATATTCATATGATGGAACAAATTGGGATATAGTAAATATTGGTAGTGCTCCAGCAGATCAAATTAATGGGATTACATGGAGTGGTAACAAATGGATCGCAGTTGGGATTGGGGATACGTTATCAAATGTATCTATATATTATTCATATAATGGATTTGATTGGTCAACATCAACAATTCCAGCAATAGATAATTTTTTTGGTGTTGCTTGGAACAAAAATTTAGGATATACATATATTCAACAACCAGTTATTTCTTTGGGACAAGGAGATCAAAAAGTACCATTACAGAAAATAACTGATGCTATAGCATATTCATTGGATGGAATTAAATATACTGGATTAGGTAATGATCGAAATAATTTATTTTCATTTGGTTATGCGGCAGCATGGAACGGAACAATGTGGGTTGCTGTTGGAGGAGGAGGAGGAACTACAACTATAATATATTCATATGATGGCATTGAATGGATACCAATTGATAACTCGGATATTTATATTAGTGAAGGAAGAGCTGTTGTGTGGACAGGTATTAATTGGGTCGTAACTGGAGTTAATGGTTCTACTACTTATGTATATTATTCTCCAGACGGTATTAATTGGCAGCCTTCGACGACTCTTAATCCTCCTCCTGATACAGGTACTTGTTATGGTTTAGCGACAGATGTTAAAACAATACCAGGTGGTACACAATCTACAACTGTTGCGGTTGGTAATTTTGGGTCTCCAAGTATAATATATTCTCTTGATGATGGTGTAAATTGGTTTCTGGCGAATAATCTTCCTGGAATAACTTTATATTGTGTTGCATGGAATGGAACTACATGGTTAGCAGGTGGCGATGCAACTCCAAATCAATTATATTGGTCTTCTGATGGTATTAATTGGAATGGAGCTATACAAGTTACAACTACAAATATACGTAGCATAGCATGGAATGGAATTGTATGGGTTGCCGTAGGTGATTATGATTCTTTAACATCAAGTTATCAAGTTTATTATACACCTGTATTAGATGGTCAAAGTGGTTGGACACCGTCAACCGTGACTGTATCACAATTTCCTCCAGTATTCCCTATAATAGATTTTTTTTCTGTGATCTGGAATGGAAAAAGATGGATTGCAGGAGGGTGGAACAAACCTACTTCTACTAGTTATATAATTACATCATATGATGGAAATTTTTGGTTTGAAAATCCACCTGATGTATCACCTGTAGGTCCATTAAATCCGTACAGTAATCCTCTTAGTATTATTGTTACTGGTCTGGCAAGCAATTCTCGTATAGGTGGCGTTATAGTTGATAGTCAAATAGCTTTAAATAAAACGAATAGTGTAAGATTAACACCAAAATTAGATTTGTATTCGGGTGAATATTACAATAATGGCTACAATAATATGACAGTATCTATACAAAGTTCTGATTTAATGTAAAATAAATAATAATATTGTATTTCAAACTTAATTTTGATATGTTTTAAACTATAAATTATAAAATATATTAAATATAATTAAAGTAAATTAATTATAATAGAATATAATGTTTAATAAATCAAATATAATTATAGATTTATCTGATGTAAACGAAACGACTTATGTAAATGAAAAAGATATAAATCAAATGGATGATGTTAGTGATATTAAAGACAATGATGATTTTGCTTTTGAAAAGCAAAAGCAAATATTAGATTTAAAACCGAAAAAACCAACGGGTAGTTTAATTATAGTTGATAATTTTTATAACAATGCAAATGATGTAAGAAAATATATTTTGACGCAAGAATTCTCAGTAAAAGGTAACTATCCTGGACAGCGTACAATCTCTTATGCTACTGAAGATTTAAAAAACATTATACAAAAATATGTGGAACCATTTGCAGGCAAAATAACTGAATTTCCTATTCCTAAACCGGATTTATCTGATGCAACTGCCATATATAATGGGGCATTTCAATATACAATATCACGTGATCGTTCGTGGATACATACAGATAAGTGGAATAACTGGGCAGGAGTATTATTTCTTACTCCAGATGCACCATTGTCAGCAGGTACTGCATTTTATCGTTTTTTTGATGGATCAAGAAGCCAAGAAGATACAAATCTTTTGAAAAACCAAGAAACAGTGGATCGATTTACACAAGATTTTACAAAATGGGAACTTGTAGATCGAGTAGGAAATATTTATAATCGTATTATTTTATTTAATTCACATAATTATCACATGTCACAAGACTATTTTGGAGATACTAAAGAAAATGGGAGATTATTTCAAGTGTTTTTCTTTTCAACTGAAAGATAAATAATAAATAATAAATAATTTACTTATTATTAATTTGTATTCATTGTGCTTATCTGCCACACCATATTTTAGTAATGGGTAAATGATAGTTTTCTATTTCATTAAATGTAATTCCCCATTTACAATATGTATGTATATTTCCTAATAAAGTTTCTGTTCTATAATTTTTTTGCAATAAACAAGCAATTACACGCTCAAAACTACAACGATTAAATCTATTTAATATAACATTTAATAATATGTCAAAATTATATTTATTATTAATAAAAGTTAAATATTCATGTGTGATAATTGACATTCCACCTAAACAACCATACCATAATGATTTATTTTCATAAAAAGATAGTAATTCAGGATCATTAAATAAATTTATTATTCTTGTCTCATCTTCTATTTGATCCCAGTGATGCTCAAAACTCCATAGTATTTTATATTTATCTGCAGTAAAATCTATATATGTATTTATAAATACAGTATCATGAATTAATACTGCTGTATCAAATAATTTATTTTTTAAATAATAGTAATACATCAATAGCTCTCCTCTTTGATGATATTCACTATTTATAATTGTAGTTTTATATAGTTCTTTAATTGTTGTATGTGTATAGTCACTATGATCGTCTACTATTAATATCAAATTTTCTGGATAAATTTGTCTAATACAATCATAACAATATAGCCAATATTTGTCAGTTTCTTTACTAACTACATTTCTAAGTATAATAAATCCAATTGTATTTGAACTTACTTCAGATACTATTTCCTTTTCCTCTTCTTTATTTTCCTCTCCCTCTTTTTTATCTTCTTTATCTTCCTTTTCATATTTACTTAAAGATAATACATTAGACCATTCTTTTGCTCTATTTTCCCATGAACATGATAGTGCATACTCTTTTCCTTTTTTTTTAAGATCGTATCTTTCTTTTGCTGTTAAATCAATTAATTTTTCAATTTCACTACCAGAAGCAAGTTGTATTCCATAATCTTTAATTGTAAAAGGTAATCCTGCAACTGGATAATATAAACAAATAACTTCAGACATTAACATTTCTAATGCTGTAATACAAGAAGTCTCTGGCCATGAAGTTGGGTACAACCAATATTCAGATGTTTTCATTTCCAAATATAATTGCTCTGTATTCAATTTTCCTAAATACTTAACACTGTTATATTTTTGTATTGTATCCATTATCGATTGATTTGGTTCAACACCATAATTAGAAATAACTAATTCTGAATCAGGGAAACAGTCTAAAACTTGTGGCCATAATTCTAATAATTTGTCTAATCCTCTTTCAGGTCTGGACGAGTATATAAATTTATTTGCTTGTTTTTTAATATTTGTATTTATCTTTAAAAATTGGTTTATATCTAGTCCATTATTTATTATGGATATTTTGTTAGATAGTTCTGGGTACAACCCTTTAAATAAATTAGAATGCCATTCAGTTTGACATATACATCCAGTAATATATGTATCCCATTTAGTAACAATTTGTTTTTCATTTAAATTGCATCCATAATGAAGCAATAATGTATCGTGTCCCCATATGTAAAATTGATCAAATGAGCATTCTTTAAACATTTCCAAAAAAGATATATATCTAGAACAAATAACAGTATTAAATGGAATAGTTTGTATTAATTTTGGAATGTTATTTAAACTAACATATGTAACATTATCAAATTTTTCAGATGCAACAACTCCAGCAACATAAATATTATATGAATTATTTGGCAATGATAATAATGTAGCTAATTCTTTTGACAAATATGCTACTGCTTTTTCTGATCCTCCTAATGCATGATGTTTAACATATGAATAATTCCAGTCAACATCTGCAAATCCAGTATAAAACATTATATTTTTAGATTTTTGACATTCTTCTTTTGAGAAAATCATATTTTTTTCTACATTTTTTAAGAAAATATAACTAACATCTATACCAAATCTTATATCATAATCTTTTAAACATTCAATTGTGTTTAATGGAATTCCTAGATCATATAAAAAATGTAAATATTCATTAGCTAAAGAAATAAAGTATTCTTTATTTTCTGATTTTACATGCTGAACAAAAAATTGTAAATTATACAAAAAATTTCTAATATGCCAAATATCAGTTATTGGCATTTTTTTTATAAATACAATTTCAAACATTTTAACAACACATTCAAAGTCTTGTACTTTATCTGCAATTAATATCATGTAATAAGGTAAAAAAAAGTTGTATTTATCAATAGTAATAAATAATTTCTTATCAATATTTGTATTCAAATATTTTTTTTCAAAAAAATCCTTTACATTTAAATAATAATTATAAGCTATTCTATGTTGATCTTCGCAACAGTAATGAACTAACAAAGGATACAAACATTCTACTCTTTCTACATCATATCTAAATGCTTTCACTAAATAGAAAAACCCTTTTTCAGTTTGATTTAAGTTATGATAACATTCATAAATATATAAACATGATGTGTATTTTTCTTGGTCCCAGTTTTCTTGGCTCAGCGTAATTTTATACCACTTTATTGCATCATCATATGATCCATAATCTTTATAACTATTTGCACAATAAAAAGCATATCGTTTAAATAATGGATCATTTTCTTTCAAAGCTTCAGCATGAGCAGCTTCTAAAATCTTGGCATCTTTCAAATACTTTTCCGGATCTTTACTTCTATTACCACTACGTCCAGAAACAACATAATATTCTCCTTGAATAATTGTACTTGTATGAGGAATATTTGTTGGCTCTATACAACAAATAAATTCATGCAATACTGACTGATACTCAAACCTTTTCTTATTATTAACTAACAAAACTCGTGTATAAGCTGTACCAATTGGGGATCCGAATTTTAAATGATATTCATCATATATTGTATCCCCTACTTTTGGCATTTCAATGTTGCCGACAATTTCATCATCTGCATCAAATACAAGTAATAAATCAGTTTTATGGAAAGCTCGTAATAATGCGAGTGTTCTATTATATGCAAAATCTTTCCATTGATCTTCATGTAATTCGCCTGGAATATTTTTGACTTTAAAAAAATCAGTAATTATTTCACGTGTATTATCGGTTGATCCTGTATCACAAATAACCCAATAACTAAAATTAATCTTGCTACATAGTTTTTCTAGAGTATTTTTTATTATATGCGACTCGTTTTTTACAATCATGTTTAAACAAATTGTTGGATCATCTAGTGTTAGTTTCTCTGTTATAGTTAACTCCATTTTACTAATAATAATTAATTAAATTTATTATATTTAACTAATTATTTACTATTTATTAATATTTGTTAACAACTGTAAATAATTATTAAAGTCTTTAAAATATTCAAATTGGTTTATCTCTTTAATTGCATCTTCTTCTATAATTTCAAATAATTCTTTGATTTTAATATGTGCAACTCCTCTATAGTTAATATTATAATAATATGAAATTGTTAGTTTATCATTGTAATTAACTAACAAATAATATATGGTCTTCCAAACATCTCCGGTCCATTCTTCACCATATTTTAAAATTCCATTTTCATAATAATGTTTTATCGGTATTCTAAGCTGTTCATTGTAATTTAATGGTATAACATCATCTATAAAAATATATCCATTATCATTTAATATTTTTATGCTATTATTAACATCTCGCAATACATATTCAGAATGATGCATCCCGTCTATAAATATTATATCTGATGATTGTGTATTTTGTGCAAAAAACTCATCTGATGTTAACTTGCATATATTTTTATCAAAAAACTTTGGGTCAGGATCAACACCTGTTTTTTTTAGAAAATGAACATTATTAAATGTATATCCATTTTCTACGCCTATCTCTAAATAAGTATTTGATTTATTTGTTAAGTTATTAATAACGTCATGTCTATTATTAAATTGTGTATTATATCCAGGTCTTTCAATCTTTACATTTATTATTTCATAATTTGTAGTCGACAAGTACATAATTTTAAAATAATTGATAAGAACTTCATTTGGAGTATCGATTAATGTATAACATTTCATTCTATCTAATTTTAAATCATCTAATCTTGACCAAAGATATTCATTTGTGCACTTGTTATCTAATAATAAAAAATCATTTTGTTCTATTAAATATAATTCTTTAATCCGATCTAAATGATAAATTAAACTATCATATCCTATAATACAAATTTGACAAGTTACATCTGGATTAACTAACAAATTACAATATTTGTTAGTATAAGTTTGAGGATCTCGTAACCAAATCTTACTTAGTTCATTTACATATTTTTCATCTTCATATGCACCAATTTCTTTCATTTTATTATGTATATCAAATGATTGATAATATAGTGGGCTAATATAGTTTGGTCCTATTCTGTTGATTTCTGCATTTCTTATAAGAGAAAAATTGCTTTCTCCATTGTTCATATACTGAATATAACCTAATTTATGTATTTTTGCCATTTTATATTTACCTGATATTGCAGTCCTCAACAAAATTTCATAGTCATCGCAAATATGCAAATATTCACAATAATTTCCTAATTCTAATAAAAATTCACGTCTCCATATTCTTGGATGATTGGGACAGCAAACTAAATGACTTAATGTAATATTATTTATATTTGGAGTGATATAAACTAATCGCCATTTATCTTTATATTTCATGGAATAATAACCTCCATATCCTTTACAAATAAAATCACCATATGATTGATTGTCTCCATTTTCATATGAACATATAAAATCCATATAAATAAATCCTACATCTGGCTTTTCAGCAAATAGTGTTGATGCATCTTGCAAAACATATGGCAAAATTTCATCATCATGATCCATCTCCAGTACATATTGACCGCGACATAAACTTACTGCTTCATTTTTAACATTGCCTATACTGCCATTATTATGAGAATGTCTATAAAAACGTATACGATTATCGTGCTGAAAATTTTGCCTTAAAAATTGGAAATGTTTATCATCAGGTGAGTCGTCCATAATTACCCATTCCCAATCTTTAAGAGTTTGAGCTTTAAGACTATTATATACACGTATAATTTTGTGAAATGAGTTAAATGACGATGTAAAAAGAGAAAAAGTTGGTCTTAAAAACTCTCTTGGTAAAGAACAATTTACTATATATTTGATATTAACATATTTATTGAAGGTTTCAACATCTGTTATGCTTTTTATGTGTAGTTGTCTTATTGACATTTTTTTAGAAATAATTTGCAAAATTAAATCACTATATTCTTCATTATGATCACCATAAGTAATTAATAAATGAAAATTAGAATTGTGAAGTTTGTTTAGCTTTTGAACATTGTTAGTTATATATATGCTACAGTCTAATTTATCTGCATTAACAGAAAAAAACTGATCTATTTCTTTATATTTATCATGACGAAAAAATATAATAAATGGAAATTTCATTGTATTATATTTTAATTTGAAATAGTATTTAAATAATAATATATAAATAATTTTAATTTTCGTTTATTAATTTATTATATTGAATTATTACATTGAATTAATCCAATATTTTATAATAGTATGATCTATTTTATTTTTTTTCTCACAAATTTTAAATATTTTTGGTGAAAAAAAATGGTTATCAATTACATGTATATAATATCGATTATTTTTTACTAATATTTTATTTACATATGCAACATTTATAATGCCAAATGTCAATTTAATAAATAATGCCATATTAATTGGTTAAT